ACAGCAGCGGGAACGTGGTGTCGGCGGCATCGAAGACGCCGACACCCACGACCCCGAACGTCTTCGAGGAGAGCGCCGGGCACGAGCCGATGGCGGGGACCCGCGCGGCGCTCGCGATGTCGTTGATGAAGTCGTCGGAGGACGTGGAGGGCGTGTCGTCCGCGTGGTCCACGAACATCGCCTTCACGGTCGAGGTCGAGAGGTCGTCCAGCCCGGCCCCCTTCACCACCGCGTTCCTGTATGCATCGAAAAGCGCGTTCGCCATCAGTCCCTCCTCGCGATCCCGATCCCCACGCCGAGGTCGAGAACCTGCCTCGGTGGTCTGCGGACCTCGTTCTCGAGCGTCAGTCCGTGCTCGAGCCCCTGGATCCTCTGCCAGATCGTCTCCGAGACGATCGCGCAGCCTTCCCCATCGAGCGCCAGGTGGTAGGTCTTGCAGGAGTGCTCGACGCCGCACGCGCCACAGATGGGCTGCCGGACCCGGAACGGGCGGCGCGGATCCGGGATCAGTACCACGCACCCCCGCAGGCTCTCGTGGCGCACCCGCACCCCGCTCACGCCGGCACCTTCCGTCTGACGGGCGCATCCGTCCGGGCGAAGGGATCGGCGCGGAAGGCCACGCCGGCCTCGTCAGAGGCGGCCTTGGCCTGGTCGATCGCGCGCCGGCTCGTCCCCCTCGGCTGGATCCCCTCGCGCCGGACGCGCGCGTAGTCCTCGAGCCGGCTCTCCCAGCGCCTCGAGGCGGCGGGGTCCACCTGTCCGGCCCCGGGGGAGCGCGTGGGGGCAAAAGCCGTCCGCACGCTTTGCAGCCGCGCCCGGTAGCACGCACCGCATTCCCTCCCGTTCGCCGTTGCGGGCTGCCCGCACTCGCACCTGGCCTGCTCCACGCCCACCATGCTGGCTCCCTGGGTCAAGGGTCCAGGATCGGCAGGCTCCCCGGATCGTCAGCCTGCACGATCCTCGAGCCGTAGCCGGCCGCGATCAGCGCGTCCCGTTCGCTCGAGGTCACCTCGTGCCAGCGCCCACCCTGGTACGTCCTCCCGGCGACCGTGACCTCCTGCCCGCGCCAGTAGCGGTTGAAGGCGCGGTGGTACCGCCAGCTCGAGACCTGCGGGGCCCGCTCGATCGGCGGCACCCGCTCGGTCACCGGCGGTAGGAACCACCACGCCATCGCTCCTCCCCTGCGGCCCTGGGCCGGGGGAGGTGAACCTCCCCCGGCCCCTCAGGCCTGCCGCTAGTTGGCGCCGATCGAGCTCGAGGACTCGTAGCGGACCAGGGAGTTCTCCCGGATCCGGCCGTACCCGAGCATCGCGTACCAGCCGATCGACACGAACCGCTGGAGGTCGTCGAACGGTCCGCTGATCACGACGTGCTGCGGCTCGCCGACCGCCTCACCGAGGGCCTGCCGCCCGACGAAGATCGTGGCGTAGACGTCCACGGTCCCGCCGACGCCCGCGTCCGCGAAGATCTTCGCGTTCGCGTTCTCGATCACCCGCACGCCCGACAGGCGCCCGATCTCGCCGCTGTAGATCGCGGCGGGGTCGGAGTAGACGTGCGGCGCGGACCAGGCCTGCTGGCCCGACTCCGCCTGGAGGTCGTAGGACACGTCCGGGTGGATGAACGCGAGGTAGTCCTGCGACCCCGGCGGGGGCGGGGTGTTCTTCCCGCTCAGGAAGGCGCGGGCACGCCGGACGTTGTTCGCCGTGAGCGTGTGCCCAGCGGCGACGGTTGCCCGGCTCGTCGCCGACCCGGCGTAGAGCACGTTGGTCCCGGCCACGAGGACGTCGCGGGCCACCAGGTCCACGGACTCCTCCATGTTCGCCGTGATCTCCTGGACGGCCACGGTGTCGATCTGGAGGAACGAGGTGAGCTTCAGCTTGCGCGTCGGCTTCACCGCGTGCCCGTACTCGGCCAGCGTGATCGACACCTGGGTGTCGGTGATGTTGCCGGGCGTCGGCTCCGCCGTCTCCGAGATGGGGCTCGTCTTCGGCGAGATCGCGTTGATGATCGTGAACGTGACCGGGTTGCCCGGCATCGGGGGCATCGTCTCCGCCCAGCGCACGTCCGCGACGCGCCGGTAGACGTTCGCGGCCCGGTAGGCCTCGAGTGCCGCGATGTTGAACACCGTCTTCACGGTGTCCCCACCGAGGTTGCCGGCGGCGTCGGCCGTGGTCATGGAAGGTGCGGCCATGTGAACCTCCTCCTAGGAGCACGGCCGCTGCGCGAGACCCCGGTCTACTGGGCCGCGAGCTGCCGCGCTCGGAACTCCTCCTGGATCGCCTGCACCTCTGCGAGGCTCGTGGCCTTCGCGAGCCGCTCGTTGAGCTCGTCCTGCCAGGACAACGAGCGATCCAGCGGGGGCTGTCCCCCGGCCGGCTCGCGGTCGAAGGCGGCGACGTCCGGGTTCGCGGCCGGCGGCGGCGCTGCGGGCTCGCTCGCCGGCTCGTCAGCGGCCTTGAGCTGCGCGCGCTCTTGGGCGAGCGCCTCGGCCTTGGCTCGCATCTGATCCGCCGGCAGCATCTTGAGCAGCTCCACCTCCGTCGGCGTCAGCCCGAGCTCGACGCCCAGACGAGCGGCCCTCTCGGCCCTCCGTTCCTCGCGGAGCTTCGCGTTCTCCTGTTCGAGCTGACGGACCCTCGATTCCAGGTCCGCGCTCGGGGTCGGAGTCCCCGGGTGGCTGAGCTGCTGATCGGCGTCCATGCCGCCGTCGAGCGGCTCCTCCATGTGCCTCACCCCCTGGGCTCAGCCCGCCCGCATCGGGCGGTGGCGCGTCCTTCGCGCCTAGGCGCAGGATGCCGCGGGCTGTCAACGCTCGGGCTTCACAGGCCCTCGGGCGTCGAGGTGAAGCCGGTGCCGGCGGACCTGCTGCCCGCCTGCACGAGCGCGCGCCGGTTGCGGAGGATCTGCTCGAGCTTGGGCGCGAGTCCCCGTGGATCCGACCCGGCGGAGAGCACCGCGAGGTCCGCGTCCGTGATGCCGGCCGCCTGGAGCTCCGGCCCGATCTCATCCCGCAGCCGCCGGGCCTGGGCCACGATCTCGGAGATGTCCACCGGGGACGCCGGCTGCTCGCGCCCGATCTCACGCGCGGCCTGGAGCGCCTCCTCGCGCGTGAGCTCGAGGTCGCTCATCCTCAGCGCCGCCGCCTGATACAGATCCTCGATCCGCGCCTGGGAGCGACTGGCGATGAAGTCGAACCACTCCTTGCGCCCGAGCGGCTCGTGCCCCTGGGCCTGGAGCAGCTTGTTGAACTCCACCCGGTAGGCCTCGGTCGTCCGGGCCTGCTGGAGGATCTCGGCCCTGCGCGCCCACTCATCCGGCGAGACGTTGTTCTGCACGAGCAGGCCGATGTGCTCCCGGGAGAGCTTGAGCCCATAGTTGCGCGCGATGTCCACGTACCCGCCCATGCCGTAGGCGAGCTGGAGGTACTCCGCCGGCGAGAGCTTCAGCGAGCCGTCCGGGTTGTAGATGCCGGGGAAGGCGGTGGCGAACTCGTCGGAGGCGTAGAGCTCGGCGATGAACTGCTCGGGCGACCACTGGTTCACCACGGCCTGGTGGATGATGCCATCGAACAGGTTCGGGTTGAGCCCGTAGCCCCGCAGGATCCCCCGGAGCTCGGCGGCCGTCGTGTCCTGCCGGTTCGTGTCCTTGGCCATCAGCGCCTCCCGAAGACCTGGGCCGCGATCGAGGCGTACCGCGCGAACTGGTCACGGTAGAACTGCTGGTTGTCGGCGCCGGGGCGCGAGAGCTGCCAGCGCATGAAATCGAACAGGTCGTGTCCCTGCCTGATGAAGGACTCGATGTAGCCCTCCGGGGGCTTGCGGCCCCAGAGCTGGAAGTAGAACTGCTCGGCGGCGGCCACGGTCGGATCGACGGGCGCGGAGCCCCCTCCCGAGCCGAAGCCCCCGAACCCGCTCCCGCCGAGGACCTTGCCGATGATCTGGGCGAGCTCCTCCTTCGAGATCGTGTCCGGCTGCGGGAGCTGCTCGAGCACCTGCTGCGTGATCTGTTCCACGTACTGGGGCCCGACGCCGAGCCCAGCGGCGGGCCCCTCCTCGGGTGGCAGAAGGACGGGCATCTATCTCGGACCTCCTGGGTAGCCCTGGATCGGACCGTAGTAGTCGCCGAAGGCCGGCATGAGGTAGGAGATGAGAGGGTCGGGCCCGGACTCGGACTCGAGGAAGTCCCACTGCGCGCGGAACTCGGGCGAGGATCTGCGGAGCTCGTCCACGTAGTCCAAGAGCACCCCTCGGAGCTTGTTGTACGCGATCTTCGCACGCGGGTCGAACGACCCGCCGAGCTTGGCCTCGTCCACGACCTGCTGGATCTGGTCCACGGTGTCCAGCAACGCCTGCCAGTACGGCTCGGCGGCCCCCATCTCGAGCAGGTCCCCCTGGCGGAGGATCCGCTCGAAGCGGTAGGTCCAGTCGTTCGCGTGCTCGAGCTGCCGCGCGAAGACCGGGTTGCGCGCTGCCTGCGCGGCGACCCAAGCCCCCAGTCTGCGGTAGGCCTCGGTCGAGCTGAACGCCGGGTCGGAGGCCTCCCGCTTGGCGATCTCGGCGCGGAGCTCGAGGTAGGTGGACCACAGCGCCTCGGCCTTGCCGCTCGTGCGATCGCCCAGGATCTCGTCCTTGTCGAACCGCGACAGGTAGGGGTAGGGCCTGCCGAGCAGACCGAGGAGGTAGTCCTGGCGCCAGTTGGGGTCGGCCGAGCGCCACCGCAGCACGAGCGGGTTCCGATCCTTCCCCCAGCGCTCGTAGGCCGCGTCCACGAACTCCCGGATCGCGTTGAACGCCTCCGTGCGGGAGGCCTCATCCGGGGCCTGGTCCGGGCCCCGCCGCAGCCGCTCGAAGTGCTCCCACCAGGGGGTGAGCTCGTTCTCCACGTAGTCCTGCGGCAGGCTGCTGATCAGCTTGTCCCCGCGCGTCGGGACCGCCCGCAGGTCCCCGCTGAAGAAGAGCCGGTACGCGGTTTGCCCGTCCGGGTAGCGCTCGTTCAGGGCCTCGAGCGCGGTGTTGAAGCGCTCGGTGATCCCCAGGCGCTCGGCGGTCTGCGTCTGGAGCGAGCTCACGCCGGCGCGTGAGAGCTCGGCGGCGGTGCGGTCCCGCAGCTCGAGGTAGGCGACGAGCCAGCGGCCGGCCTCCGTCTTGCGGAACATCGGGTCGGCCGCCAGACGCCGGGCCTCGGCCATCACGGCAGGATCCACGCCCTGGAGCTCGAAGCTCGCGTAGGCGGCCCGCCAGGCCGGGTTCAGCGCCCCGATGTCCTTCACCATGCCCTCGAACTCCAGGCGTGCCGCCTCGTACGGGGGATCCCCCTCGCCGAGGTCGGGGTGGGCCTCCTGCCAGGCGACCCACCAGGAGCGCGCGGCGGAGTAGGCGTCCCAGCCGCGCTGCACCTCGGCGTTGGTGAGGAACTGCTCCGGCGTGAACGCCTTCCGCTGCCCGGAGGCGAGCTGGGCGAAGAAGCTGCCCGGGTCGATCCCGCCGTCGCGGAGCTCGTGGGGGATGATCGCCCAGGCCCACGCGGGGTGGCGCCGAGCGAACTCCGCCGCCCCCTTGGTCGAGAGGAACTCGTTCACGGCGGCGGTGGACGGGATCTGCACCGGGGACCCGTTGTCCGCCTCCCACATCGTCCGGCTCATCGTGATGAGGTCGAGGCCGGGGTGCGCGCGCAGGAACCGCTCCCGGGCGGTGGTCCAGTCCGGCGCGCTCTCGCGGATGGCTCGCCACTCCTCCTCGAGCTCCTTGGTCGGGAACTCGATCCTCGGGGCAGCCGGGAAGACGAGCGCGAAGAACGCGCGCACCGCGCTGAAGCGCCGCGCCTGTTCCCTCGCGAGCTCGGGGTCGGGCTCGAGGCCCATCGCCTGCTGGAGCTGGAGGAAGTGCGTCTGCTGCATATTCGTCTCGGCCTCGAACCACTGGGGGAACGCGGCCGCGAGCGCGTGGTGCAGCCACGACGGCAGCAGGCTGGCCGGGCGCGCCGGATCCACCGGGCCGTAGGCGAACAGGAACGAGGCGAGCCGCGCCTTCACGTCCGCGCGCAGATCGGATGCCTCCAGG